CTCGCGTACCAGGTCGGCGACACGTCGTGCAGATTCGGAATCGGACGCGCGCAGGATCTTGGTGGCAGTCTTGACTTCCTGAGCTGCGGTTTCGGTCTGGAGCGACGCCTCTAGCTTGGCGCGTTCATTCGCCCAGCCGCGTTGGCGCTTCTGCTTGCCCATCCCGCCGCCGCCCACAAGCTGGGTGATCGTCGCGGTGGCGGTGAGCGTGTCGCCTTCCTCGGTGACATTCAGGCTGCCCGTCGCGCCTGAAGTGCCGCTTGATGCGAGCGTGTCGTCGTCTTCGGTGACATTGAGACTGCCGCTGATGGCCAGCGCGCCGGTGGAGGCTAGGGCGTCGTCCTCTTCAGTGACAGCCAAACTGCCGGTGATCGGTAGCGTTCCGGCCGAGGATAGGCTGTCGCCTTCTTCGGTGACATTGAGGCTGCCAGAGATCTCCAGCGCGCCTGTGCTGGCTAGGGTGTCATCCGCCTCTGTGACATTGAGCGTGCCGGTGATTGCACCGGCCGCTGACTGTAGCTCTGCCCCGCCTTGTAGTAGCGGCCCCCACCAGATCATTTGTTAGGCAACCGACCGGATGGACCAGTTGATCGTGCGGTCAGTTCCGAAGTTCTTTTTCAGGGTAAAGGTCCAACCGTGAAGGAACAAGATCGCAGGCGTGACGTACACAGGCTCAGTGGTCTGAGCACCCGAGAAGATGACCTCTTGCACTACACGCTGCGTGCTGCTTGATTGAACCTTTTCGTAGATCCGCAAGCGGTATTCCTCGGTCGAGGTCAGTGCGTTAAGGTCGAGAAAAAGCTGGTAGATGCCGTCAGTGGTCTGTGCAGAGATGGTCGTGCTTGCGCTAGGCAAATCGTACTCAGTCGTGCCAATCGAAGCGCTGCCGTTGAATGCTTCAGAAATTGCCATCAGTCAGCGCTCCAGTAAGTAAAACAGCAGTATCCCGGCGCGCCGTCACCGCCAGCAGCATTTCCACCACCGCCGCCACCGCCTGAACCGTAACCAGTAGCTGAAGCGCCAGCAGAACCACCAGCACCTCCAGCTCCGGGCGTACCCATAAAACTACCACCGCCCATTCCGCCGCCGCCTCGGCTCAGACCACCGGCGTTATTACCCGTGCCGCCGCCGCTGCCAGCGCCAAAAAGACCGTAGCCATATTGATCTGTGTTGCCGCCAGCAGTACTAGATCCATTGCCCCCGTTTGTAGCGCCTGATGCAGCGCCGCCTCCGCCCCCGCTTCCCGATGTTGCTAAAGCATAAGGACGTATTGCAACGGTAGCCCCAGAGGTGCCCGCTGCTCCAGCAGAGCCTCCAGCGGCGCCGCTGGTCGCAAAGCCAGACCCGCCGCCAGTTCCGCCGTTAGTTGCAGCACTCGCAGATGCGCCACCAGCCACTGCGGCGGAGCCTCCACGAACGTTAATAGTGGTAGTGCCATAAAAGCTAAACAACACGCCATCTACAGAAGAATCTCCGCCAGCGGTACTGTTTGAACCAATGGCTCCTCCAGTTCCAGCCGAACCTATTGTCACAGTAAGCGACGAGCCGGGTTCAACATTAGCTACATAATTAGTAAGATTAGCGCCAGCCCCGCCTCCGCCCCCACCTCCGCAAGATATGTTTCCAGTTCCAGAACCGCCGCCAGCGCCACCACTTCCACCAGCGGTTAGATAAACCAGAAGTTGAGTTACGTTATTTGGAACAGTCCAAGTGAATGGGCTAGACGTGTCGGTTGTGTCTAAAACGCCATCAAGCAAAACACCGGCGGTAGTAAACTCAACGATATGCTGACGCAATACAGGACCACCAAGCATTAGTCGGCGCTCCAGTAGGTGAAAGAACAATATCCGGAAGATCCGCTGCCACCTGCGGCGTTCCCGCCGCCACCGCCACCACCTGCGCCGTAACCAGTAGCCGCACTCCCGGCAACACCGCCATCGCCACCTGCGCCGCCGTTGCCCATAAGACTGCCGCCGCCCATTCCACCGCCTTCCCTGCTTAAAGTTCCGGTGTTATTCCCTGCGCCGCCGCCTGAGCCAGCCGCTAAAGTGCTAAATCCGTAGGCAACTGTGCCGGTGATTAGGGTGCTAGCTCCATTTCCTCCGTTTGCGGACCCTGATGCAGCTCCGCCACCGCCCCCGCTTCCCGACGTTGCCACACCGTAAGGGTTTGCCAATACTGTGGTGCCGGGTGGTTCATTTCCTCCAGAGACTCCGCCTGCGCCGCCTACGTTTACAAAACCATGAGCGCCGCCAGCTCCACCGGCAGTTGCGACAGTTGCTGATGCGCCTCCAGCCGTTGCAGTAGCAGATACAGCGCCTCTCACATTAATCGTTGTATTGCCAAATAAAGAAAACTTGACGCCTGATATAGAAGAACCTCCGCCAGCTACTCCAGCAGCGCCAATAGCTCCGCCCCCGCCAGCCGCGCCAATCGTCACATTAAGAGAATCCCCCGGAGCAACACTCAAAGTGTATCCATTGAGAACGGCTCCAGAACCACCGCCACCGCCGCCACCGCAGGATATGTTCCCAGTTCCAGAACCGCCGCCTGCTCCGCCACTCCCGCCACCGATTAGGTAAACCAAAAGTTGAGTCACATTGGCGGGGACAATCCACGTATACGGGCTAGCGATGTCTGTCGTATCCAAAACGCCGTCAAGAAAAACGCCAGCGGTCGTGAATTCAACAACGTGTTGGCGCAGTACTGGCCCGCCGAGACTCACTGGTCTACCTCCAGAATGCGATCTGCGTCTGCCGAAGATATGAAACCCTGCTGCTCCAGATATCGAACATACTTGATTGTGTCAGGATCGTCCGCCGAGACGTCAGTTGCCATTTCAAGAAGTTCGCGCCCGTCGATAATCAGAGGATCATTGGAAGCACGGATGGCGATGCGCTGCTCAGGCGTGAAGCGACGAAGGAACTCCAAGCGAGTCACTGGAACGATCACATGCGCGTAGGGAGCCTTTGAAAAGTTTGTCCCATCGTACAAGTCACCGGGTCCAAACCCACGCAGATCGTCAGTGCGTTCAATGCAAATGTGATCCGGGTAGACTTCCTGCGCTCTACTCACGCTGCTGGCGTGAATGCAGTTATCTACCTTGCCGTCTTTGATCAGGAGGACATCCATCACGCATTACCCGCCGTCAGGGTGAACGCAGTGACCGTGAACGACTGGCCGCTCGTGAAGCTCGTACTGTCAACGATCATGTCCGTCCCGCTAGTGCCGACGGTGCCTTGCGCGTGGCAGGTCGTGCCGTCAGAGGCATACAGCCGGAAGTGTCCGGCCGTTCCGGTAGCGTCTGCCGATGCGTCCGTCCAGGTTCCGGCCTTCGACTTCGTGCCGCCTGTGGCAGCATCCATCCAGTCGGACGGCAAGTTGATGGTTGCCAGAACTGACCCGGAGTCAGCCGCTGCGCAGTTGGCTGGAGCCGAGCCGCTGCGGATCTTCAGAACCGCCGACGCCCCGGTTGCAGTCTCAACCGCATCTAGCTTTGCGTTACGAACGGTAACAGAGTATTGCAATGCCATGGTTTACTCCACGCCGACGATGCGGCCTTTGTCTCTGATGATTCGCTTCGGCCGCTTGATCGCTTCGATGGCGTCCTTCGCCGTCGACTCGTTGGACCGGATCAGCGCGTCGATTGTTGCTTTGATGTCCTGGCTAGCCGTCACCAGCTGCTCGGCTGCGTCCTGCACGGACAGCTCGGCTTGCCGAAGCTTCTCGAGCTGATCGCGTTCGTCCTCTTTGGCCTGAGCCTCGCGGAATTTGAGCGAGGTTTCGAGTCGCAGCTGCTCGAGCTGCAGCAGCTTCTTCTCGGTCTCGATCTCGTCGAGGACATTCGGAGCAGGCGGGACGGCAGAAGTGCTGGCCGGTGCGCCAGGCGTGGCCAGGGGAGGGGAGGCGGAAGCGGCCACGGGTTCGACGCCAATGCCTGCCAGCACCTCTGCCGTTTTTGCCTGTTTGAGTTCCGCATCGGCGATCGTATCGATGACATCCGCGCGCGCCTTCTCGGCCTTGGCGACGGCTTCCTCTGCTGCGGCTTGCAGATAGATCGCATTCGGATCTTGCGGCTGGCCTTGGCCTGCAGCCAGTTCCATCTCGGCAAGCTCTTCCTCGGTGGGCTTCACCACGCCCATGCCGACCAGGCGCTTGCGGAAGAAGTCCTGAACGTCTGACAGGCCTTCCGCCTCCATGTTCATGAGCGCCAAAGCCTGCAGAACCATCTGCGTCTCTGGGTCGCTGGTGATCTGCATCATTCCAGTGAGCGCACGCACAGCTGCGCTCTTCTTGCTGGCAGAGCTGGGACCAACGTCTGCCACCACGTCGAACTTCGCGTCGGAAAGGTCGTGCTCGAAATCAATCCGGCCAGTCTCCTCGTCGATCTTCGGACGCATCAGCACCAGCGCCTGCGTGTCGCCAGTGACAGCAACGCCCTTCATTTTGCGGCCTTCTTCGACGTAGATCTCCTGCGCCATCGACAGCCAGATCTCGCCGCAGCGCTTCATCGACTTGGCGAAGTTGCTCATGTAGATAAACGTCTGGCCGTCCAGCCGCTGCTGGATCATCTCAACGGCTTTGCCGCTGATGTTGCTGACAATCTTATCGGCCTCGCCCTGGTTGCCGAGAATGTCCGACATATCCTGTTCGGTGATCTGGAGCAGGCCTGCCAGTGCGGGCGGAATCGCAGGCGAGCGCGTGTAGGCAACAGGCCCGGCGACCTGCTGGGTGCCGTCAGGCGCGTTGATCGGATTGACCAAAAGATAGGGATAATTCTTGATGTTATCCTCAGCCCACATGACCTGATGGCCTGCGACCTGCTCGGGCAGCAGGATGGGCTTCTCGACGGAGGACAGTGCGCTAATCTCGCCGAGCTTGCTTAGCTGCATGTTTTTGAGGCGCTGCGCGTCCTTGGCTAGACGGACGTGACCCATGCAGCGCTCAATATTGTCGACGAACCATCTCTTGCCATACACCGGCACCACCGGGATGCAGGTTCCGGGAATGTAGCCGCAGTCCTCGAGGATCTTGCCGCCAGAGAGGATGTACTTCCTGACCCGGCGCCGCTTGATGCTGCGCTTCTTGACCTCAACCGCACCGATCGCGGCCAGCGTCTCCTCGAGTTCGTCGTCCGCCTCGAAGTCGCTCTGGGAGTACTTCTCCTCGCTGCCGTCGATATTGCGGAAAGTCCGAATGACCTCTGACGCTTCCTCGACCCGGTAGTACTCAGCCAGATAGACAACGTCCGGCGTGTCCCAGTCGAACTCGACCTGCTGCACCAGCTTCGGCCAGTCGGACGGGTCGTCGCCCCACTCTTCCTTGTAGGCCTCGCGCGTGACCGAGTGCACGACGTAGCAGTACCGCGCGTCTGCCTTGTCCTGGCGCTTGGCGTCGAGGTCGAAGAAGACGCTGCTATCAGCGTCAAAGATAGGCTCGATGCGAATGCGCTGGTGCTCGTTCTCGGGATCGTATTCGTCCTCGTAGCAGGAGCGCAGCCGCCAGGCGCCGAAGCCGCCGGACACCGCCTCCTCGAAGGCGTTGTCGTAGGCCTCCTCGGCCGTCGAGTCCTGCTCGTCTGCGCGAAAGAGCATGTCGCAGGTTTCGGCCAGCTTCTCATTCGTCGCGCCGTCCTTGGCTACGAAGTCGACCGTGACGCGGCTGTTGCGGTACTCGTTGATAATCCGAATGACGGCGAGGTGAATCTTATTGACTTCGAAGCGCGGCTTGTTCT